TCTGTCCTTGTAGACAGGACTGATATTCTCGCCTTTATCCGCAAGATAAGCCGCCTTGACCTCCGGATACTGCGCGATCTGCTCCGCGATTTCCCGGCTTGTCTTGGTCGTTTCCTCTTCGATCCCGGCCTTGCCGAGCGTACTGTCTCCACGGAAAATCCCGTCTGCTACCTGCCCCGACAGGTCCCGGATGCTGCGCTCGAACGCCCGCTTTGCATCCGCATCCACACGGTACTCCACGGTCGCGTTGGACGAGGTCGGCGTCCATGCGTCCGCGCCATATACGCGGTTCCGGCTGTCCGCCTCGGGGTCGATCGTCGACGCTGGGAACACGACGGAATAGTCTCCGTAGTTTGTATGCCCCTGCTCGGCCTGCACGATAGCGATGGACGGCGACGGAAACGCGCCGATCTCCAGCGCCTTCTCCAGCTTCTCCTGCGTCAGGTTGTGCTCCGCAATCAGGTTCCCAGCGCGCTCCACCGGCTCAGACAGCGAAAATCTCTGTTTTCCCCGCCCGTCCTGCCCATTCTGGTCGCCCGATACTGAGAAGCTTGTCTTCTTCTCTAAAGATTTTCTGAACGCTGCTGCGATATCGCTCTCGACCGGTCCGCTTCCAGAAACTTTTTTATCGTATTCCCCGGATTCCCACTTGACATCTGCGAGAAAGTTTTGTATATTGGTCTGGAAGTCAGAGCTTTGCATGGCCACCGGGGAATTGGACCCCGGCCTCCCAGCATTTAAGCTCTGGCTTCTTTTTTTGTCTAGGTATAGCAGCCTGCCGTCTATTTGTGCGTCCTGCACATCTTGCGCCGCACGCTCACGTTCATATGCGGTTATGACTTTATTTACCTTTAGTTTTTTCCCCTTCAGTCTACCTTGGGCCTCAATTTCCTCTACGACCACCGCGTTCCCGCCGTTGATCTCTTGGTCGGTTACGAGCACCAGTCGATTCAGCCGACTTCCTTTTTCTCCAGGTTTTGAAACGAATGCCGCAACAGGGTTTTCCGATTTTTCGAGGATTTCGAGCATCCCCTCTGCCCCGAGCCCGTGGTAATTTATGTTCTTGTCGTATCGGTTATCCACCTTTGCCTGCTCTGCAGTCACCATTGCGGCGTACGCTTTGCTCGCAGGCATTGTGACCTTTGCCGCGTCGACACCGATCTCCCGCGTCAAAAAGTCCGATGTTTCCCCGATATAGATTTCGTCAGCTCCTCGATACCTGTTTTCTGCTACGCGCCGAAGTTTGTCGAGCAGTCCATCTGCAATAGACAGTTTCCCGCTCTGCTCCTCCTGCGCATTCTGTGCCGTCTGGCCTCTGGCCCGGAGCGTCTCGATCTCCCCGCTGGCCTCCAGCGTCTTCTGCGCGGAGCGGATACGGCGCTGCCCTCGGCGGATGCCAGCGTAGGCATCCGCGAAAACTTCCTCCATGTACCGGATCGCAAGCTCATTTTCCTGCTCCTCCGTCATGTCCTCGGTAAACTCGCCGTAAATGCCGTCGTATGCTTCTGCATAGTCGATCGCCATGCGCAGCATTTCCTCGCGGCCATACTCCTGCATGAGCCGGTCGGCAAGGCGCTGCAGCAGCCCCGGCTGCGCCTCCACCGCGTCGTGGAAATCCTCGTGGCGGTAAATTCGCTCCATGTCCCGGCGGCCGTCTACCTGCAGGAAGATCTGCGTCCTGCCGTTGTCGCCGGTCTGGCGAACACCTTCCACGCGCACGGTCCGGCCTCCGGACTCGACTGTGAGCGCGCCGGAGACGAACGTGACATCCTGCCCCTTTGCAGCCGCTTCCGTGACGATGCGGTTCATTTTTTCGACGATCGCAGCGTCTGCCGCCTGCGTCGTGTCGATCTCGGCCGGGATGACGACGTGGATGTTTTTCTCGGCCGTGCCGCCCTTTACTCCGATTTCCCTTGCGCTGACAGCCTCTCGACCGCCGCTAAGATCCGCTCGGCCGTTTTGCGTCTGCGTTCCTGTGCCTCCGGCGACTGGTCCTCCTGTGCTTTCTGCCACTGCTCCAGTTTGCTCTCCGGCACCCAGACCTGCATTCCGTTCCGTGCCGTCATTAAGAATTTCCGTTCTGCCATTGTTGTCGATCCTTTCTGTGGTGTTTTGAGTGGCCTGCTGTGCAGCGCTCGCCTCCGGCGCAGAGCGCACGATCTCCTGCAGCTGGAACTGTCGGTTTATGTAGCTGCCGGGATCCGTCGCGGTCCCCTCGCGCACTTCCTCCTCGAGCTGCTGCAGCACACGCTGCGCCTGCTGCCCCAGCTCATAGCTGCTGTTCTCGCCGCGGTTCCATTCGGCGATCAGCCGGTCGGCTTCCTGCTCTGCTGCGGTCATGGCGGTCTCGATATTGTCGTTCTCCGTCTGCACCGTTTCGGCCCGCTGCGTCTGGCTCTGTTCCTGCTGCGCCGTGCTATTCTGCTCGGCCTGCCACTCTTTCAGGCTGATTTTATCGCCGTTCTCCGCGGACGTCAAGACCTCATCGACCGTCAGCTTGCCTTTCGCGATCCGGTCCATGGTCTTTTCATCCACGCCGAGGGCGCGGATGCCCTCTCGGAACTCCTTGTAGCTCATCGGGTCTCCGGCCTGCAGGCGGCTCTCCAGCACGTCCGCAAACTCCGCAACGTCCGTCCCTTCGGCAAACACATTCTTCGCGGCGGACACCCATTCCAGCTGCGCTTCAAACGGGGTGAATGCGATGTTCTGCTTCGCCTCGACGAAGGAATTGCGGCTCTCCATCACGCCCGTTGTGATGAGCGTGGAGAGCGTCGTTTCGATGAATTCGTCCCAGCCCGGCATTTCCGCCTCTTTGCCTGTGACGTAATTGATAAATAGCGGCTCCAGATAGTTCTGCGTGTTTTCCTCGATGATCTCGTCGATCGAGCCGCCGATCAGGCTTCCCGCAAAGCGGAAGGCCACGCGCGCATAGCCTCGGCCCAGCCCGGAGATCGCCTCCTGCACGAAGTCGCCGATGCCGCTGCCCATGCTGAATTGGCTGATACCACCGATGAGATATTCCAGCCCTGCCTCGCTCGCGCCGACGAGCGTCGAATAGGTCGACGCCTGCGCCTTGGTCATGCCCTGCTGCATGGCCTCGGTGTAGGCGTTGCCTTTTGCCCCGGCAAACATGCTGGCCACGCCGGCAGCCTTGCCCGCCGCCTGCGCCGCCTCCGCGCTCAGGCCGACTGCGCCGCCGATGCCCTGCGTTGCCGCAGAGATCGCGACCATCGGCAGCATGTTGCCGATGCTGTTTGCCGCGCTGTAGAGGATCCTCTCCCCGTGGCTCGCGCTGGCGTTGATGATGTTTTCGGCGTAGTCCTCACCATAGAGCGGCAGCTGCTCGTCTGTGAACAATTGTTCTATGCCTCGTCCAAATCGCCGCACGCCCTGGCTGAGCGAGAACATCGTCCGCTCGAACGTGTTGTCGAGCCCGGCCGCCTTTTCCGTGCCGCGCCGCAGCTCCAGCGTGTCGGACAGCATGTCGTAATACTGCTCCGCCGCCTTCTCTCCCTGCGTGTTGTAGAGGTAGGTAAAGATCTTTACCTCCTCGTCCGTCATAAACGTTTCCGAGCCGCGGGTCTCGAAATACGGCGAATGGTTGATTCCCCCGTAGATGGCCGTCGCGCGGCTCATTTGCGGTCGGTTCTCCTCGTTGCCGAGCTCCAGCACCTTCGGGTCTGCCTCCGACTTCTGCGCGAAATCCGGCTTTCTGGCGATGTCGGCCTCTGTCTTTTGGACTTGATACACCTTGGCATATCCCAGCTCCCGCGCAAGCTCGAGCGCCTTGCTGCTCTCCTCCTGCGCGAGCTTGTCCCACTGGTCGGCGGAGCGCGTCAGAGAGGAGCCGAATCTTGTCTCATCCTCGCGATCCTTCCCGATCGCGGCGGTGCTGCTGGCCTCCCGCTGCGCGTCGCCGGTCTCCCGCAGGCGCAGGGCCTTCTGGCGGTATTCCTCCGCGCGCTCCCGCGTGGTGTCATACTCCCGCTGCACTTTGTCGACGCTGCGGCCGCTCAGAAATTTTGCCTGATACCGCGCAGCTTCCGCCATCGCCAGTGGTGCCGTGGTGTTGACCGCCACATGCCGCGCCGCTTTCTTGTGTGCCTTCTGGTACTCGGCGCGGGTGTTCGCCACGGCCACGCCCAGCGTTTTGGCGTTCCGCACGGTGTACATGCCCTGCTCGGCGATCTGCTGCACTTTGGACTCTTTGCGCGCCGCAAGCCATTCGGCCATCGCGTCACGCCCCTCCTCCTGCCGTACCGGTGTGGAGGATTTCGCCGTTTTCCCTGCCTTTACGCCCGGCAGCTCCGTTACTGTTTTCTTTGCCTGCTCTAAAATCTGGTCAACTTTGATCTGCGCCTGACGCACGGCCCCGTGCTCCGGTGTCGCGCGCTGCGCAGCTTTCTCTGCATTCCGCTTCGCCAGCCATTCGGCCATTGCGTCCCTTGGCATAGGCTCCTCCTCAATTCACGCCCCAAAGTGAGGCGAGATAGTTTTTCTCCGCCAGCGTCAAATGCCCGGCGTTATAGTCCTGCGTGATCCGGTTAAAGATCGACTCCATCGCCGCGTATTGGTCTTCTGCGCTGCGCGGATATCTCGACGAGCTGACAATGTCCCGGTAATACTGCTTCCCCAGCGCGCTGAGCTGGCTCTTGTCTGTGATCGTCGGCGTATTCCCATCAGATCCTCCCGTTGTCCCGGTATCGCTCCCGCTGGCCGTCCCGCTCCCGCTTCCGGAACTGTACGAGCCTCCGCCGGAGCTTCCGCCGGAGCCGCCGCTGTACCCGCTGTTCTGCGCCTGCACGCCCGCGAGGATGCGCTGCGCGTCCTCGCCGCTGATCCCGGCCTGCGTCAGCATCTCCGCGCTCGGCATCTGCCCCAGCTGCAGCATCGTCATGGCGAGGTTGTAGGCGTTCTGGCGCTGCTGCTCGTTCTGGGTGTACTTGTCCAGTTCCTGCTGGTATCTCCACTGCTCTCTCTGCCAGTCGGCATCCTGCTGCGCCTGCATCTTCTGCCAGTTCTGATACGACTGGTCCGTCGTCGGCGTGCCCACGCCCACGCCCAGAACGCTCGATACCTGGTCGTCCGCATAGCCGAGCTGCTGCCAGCGGTTGAGCGCCTCGTTGATGCGCAGGCTGTAGTCGCTCTGCGCGGCGCTGCCCGCATTCATCAGGGCCGAGAGGTAATTGTACTGGTCCTGTCGGGCCGTCTGCTGCTCGTTGTACCAGCGGTTGTAGGCCTGCTGCTCCAGCTCGGGGACCTTATCTGCCAGCTGCGCCTTGTAGTTGTCGGCCGCCTGACTGGCCGCCGCAATGGCCTGCGTGGAGGCAAGGCCGCCCGTCTGCTTGGCATAGGCTCCCAGCGTGTCGCGCATCGTCCGGTCTCCCTCGCGCAGGTAAGTCTTGCTGTATTCCTGCATGGCCGTGTCGTTCTCGGGGTCCCACTTGTAGGCCCCTCCACTGCTCTCCTGCAGGCGCTTGATCGCGGCGTCCAGCTCCTCCTGATAGGGGTTTTTCCAGCCGGTGTTTGCCCCGGCTCCCTGCAAGTAATTGGCGTACTGGTTGGTCTGCGCCCACTGGTTCAGGCCCTCGCCAGCGATCTTCTCGTTTCTCATCTGCTCGTAGATCGCGGCCTGTGCATAGTTGCCCTTCGAGGCCGCGTCATCCATCAGCTTTTTATAGTCCGTGTCCTTGTTGTATCCGTACTGCATGGTCCCTCCTTACTGCATGCCCTGCGGCATGCCCATCTGCTGCTGCATGGCCTGCTGCGACTGCATGGCCATGGCCTGTGCCTGCTGCTGCGCAGCCTGCTCCTCGAGCAGCTTCTTGATCGTTCCCGCGCCGGGGTAATTCTGCATCTCCATCTGCGACCAATAGCGGATCAGCGTCTGCGGCTCGCTCGGGTTGCCGTAGGCTCCGCTCTGCAGGTGCTGCGTGATCTCCTGCCACATGGCCTCGCGGTTCGCCGCCAGCCCGGATGCGTTGTCGCAGGAAAATCTAAACTGATCGTTCCAGTAAAGCTCCCCCGCCTCGTCGCACTCCAGAAATGCCCACGAGTTCCACTCGGTGTCCATCTCATTCTTGCCGTGCATCTTTCGCTTTTCCTCGCAGTAGGCGAGCTTGTTGCGGAAAAGCCGCTCGAAGATCTCGGCCCATGCAGCCTTCTTCATGATCTTCTTGCTCTCGATGCGCCCTGCCGCCTGCGCGGCGGAAAACTCCTTGGCCTTGCCGGACGTCGCCGTCGTGTCCGTCCTGCCCTGGAACGAGTCCGTGATTCCGAGAATTCGGCGGCTCTCCTCATAGACGTGATTGAGGTACGCATACGGCCACTCAAGGTCTCCGATAAAATCAAACTGCTTGACCTGTGCCAGATCGGACTGCGGCATGTACCACAGCTCCTGATCCTGCCCGTCCATGCGCAGGCCGGGGTTGTCCGGCATTGCGATCTTCGTGCCCCACTTGGAGATTCGTGTGATCATCTTGCGGCTCAGGTGGTTTACCGTGTTCTGCTGATCCTTGATCTTGTCGCAGTCGCTCTCGCCCAAAAACGTGCCCCATGCGGTCACGTTCCGCTGCAGCACGACGGGGTAGATGTTCGGCCGGTAGTACGGCACCCAGTATTCCGTTTCGGCCTGCGTCTGCGTGTTGTACGGAGGCATCGTCTCAGGCCCCAGAATCGTCTCTGTGCCGTTTTCTGCATCTGGCGTCAAACTGCCCACTGCGCCCACGTCTGCCCCGCCCGGCGCAAAGCCCGGCTCTTCCGCAGCCGGTTCCGGCGCTGCCATTCCCTGCAGGCGGTTCAGCACGTCCTCTCTGACTCCCTTTTCGCGCAGGTCGGCGATGGTCATCCAGCGGCCTTCCTCGTCCGTCTCCTCCCAGCTGCGCGCGCCGCAGTAGGCGCAGGCGTCCTTTCGCCGGCGCTCCGGCGGCAGCCCCTGCGGGTACTCCCCGTTTACGGTCGGGCCGACCATCTTCCAGTTCGCGCTGTCCGCCTCGGTCTGCCCGCACTTTTTGCAGCGGCGCAGGCGGCGGCTCTGGCAGTCCTCCAGCTCCTCGCAGACTGTGTCGCCCACCCAGACGATGCGGCCGACGCCGCCGTGCTCGTTGCGGTAGTATGCCGTCTCCAGCGTGACGAGGTCCTCGGCCGTGCTGGCCTCCTCGCCGCGCAGGCTGGCGTCCTCCTCGGTCTCGTCCGATACGTCCACGCCATACCGGCGCTTGACGTAGCCCTTGGTCTGCGGCATACGGAGAAACATGTAGTCCATGTCCTCCGGCTCCTCCACGCCGTCCTGCGGAATATAGCGCTTGGGGTGCAGCACCGTGATGCTGTTCTCGCCGACGGTCGTGTGCGTCCGCTGTGCGCTGTCCCATTCGACGAGATACAGCACGCCGCCCTGCACCTTGCATGTGCGCTCTGCGCGGTCGTTGATCCGCTCCGTCGGCAGGCGGTCCAGCTCATCCAGGAGCATGGCCTCGATCATCTTGCCGAGCAGGTTGTCCTGCTGGCGGCTCGGCGTGACCTTCCCGGTCGGCACGCTGTTGTCGATCTCCGATTCGATATTTTCGCTCGTGATATTCCAAACGTGGGGCGTGTCCGTCGGCTCGTCGATCCCGTTTTCGATCAGCGGCCGCAGCGCGTGGCCGCCCTTGTACTGCACCTCGCGCGCGTCCATCTTGTCAAGCTCCCCGGCATAGGCCTGCAGGTTGCGGTCGAGCTTGTCCTGCCACTTGTGCAGGGTCTTTTTTTCGTTGTCCATTTGTCCTCCTTAATGCAGCGCGCTGCCGACGTAGTACTCGATCGCAAGGCTGTGCAGCGCCCACTCTCCCGTTGCCTCGAGCCGGATGCGGAAATGGTCGCACCGGTGCGGCACGACGGGCAGGTAATAGCTCCGCTTGCCCGCTGCGGTCAGCGTCGCCACAGTCTTCCACGTCCCGCTGCTGTCGTACTGGATCTTGACGGTCACGCTCGCGCTCGTCAGGCTCAGCCGCAGCAGCAGCTTGCTTACGGCCTTGCGGTTTGGCGACTCCATCGTAAAATCCGCAAACTCCACAAAGCTTGCCACGGCCGCCGTGTCCTGCACCCACGGGCCGCCCGGCCCCTTGAGCGTTGTCAGCGCCTTGCCGGTCGTCATTGCGATGATGGACGGCTGCAGCGTCTCCGCGCCCTCCGTCATCGACATGCTGTCGATATTGGGGCTGTCCTCCACGGTCCAGATGCCGCGCAGCCCGTCGTAGTGATAGATCCTCGGCGAGGTCTCGCCCGTCGGCTTGAGCTGGATGTAGTAGTCCGTCCCGTCGCTCTGCGCAAGGCCTCCGCCGTACTCACCCGGCCCAAAGACCTGCTGCAGATCCTGCGGGTAATCCCCGTCGTAGGCCATCATGCCCTGCGGCGAGTAGTAAAACAGCAGCCCGCCCGCTGCGCCGAGGCTGTGCTGCATGCCGTGCGCCACGCCCGGCGCGAGGATCTCGCTTGTCTGATATGTCGTGGCGTCCGCGCCGTAGATCCGCAGGATGTACCCCTCCCGGAAAAACGTCGGGTAATACCATCCGACGCCGCCCGTGATCTCGCCGCGGGTCTGCAGCTCCACGTACCAGCTGTCCGTGCTCAGCCCGTCGAAGACGTAAAAGTTCGTCGGGTCGCCGAGCGCGCTGGCAAAGATCTCCTTCTTGTCCGCGCCCCAGAGGCGGTTTTCAAATTCGAAGCAGATGTCCATATCCGGCACGCTGCGCCGCAGGGTGATCGTCCCCTCCTCGCTGTACGAGGTCTGCTTCTCGCCGCTGTCGCTCAGCGGAATCTTGAAGCAGTAGTCGGAAAAGGCGATGCTCGTCTTGCCGATCTCGCGGATGATCGCGATCTTGTTGTTGTCCGGCTCCATGGTCAGCCCATCGATCTCCACGGCGTCGCCCACGCGGAATCCGGCCTTGACGAGGTCTGCCGAGGTCGGCGTGTTGATCGTCAGCGTGTTTGCCGTGGCGTCTGCCCCGTATATCGTCCCGTCGGAGATCGTGATCTTGGTCGCCGTCAGCTCCGCCTCCATGCTCACGACCCACGCGCCCATGCTGTCGTCCCACTCGTCGCCGGTCCAGACGTAGAGCATCCACTCCGGGGACTGCGTGTCTCCCACGTTGATGACGTAGGCCTCGCCCGGCTCGATGCTTGTCGGCAGGGCTGACGGATTGGCCGCCGTCCCTGCGACGGTGTACTTGGCCTGCACCAGCTTTTTCGCGGGCATCAGGACGATGCGGTCGCCGAAGCGCACGAATTTCGTTTCTCCCGTCCCGACATATGCGACCTTGATGTTGAGCATCGCCCGCTTGTACCACAGCCAGCCATCCGCGTCGGTGTACCACATGGCATGGTTATCAAAAAACATTTCCGTCGCGCCGGTCAGCGTCCCGCCGTTCCGGCGCTTATCGCGAGAGCGCAGCATGGGATAGTCCCTTGCGCTCATATTCTCCATGTCATAAATTTCGCCGTCCCCGGCGTTCTGGTGATGCCGCAGGCCGCCGAACTGAACCTGCTGCGACCGCGTGATCCCGGAGCTATAGGCCATGCCCGGCAGTCTACCCATCCTGTCTCCCCCGTTCCAGCCGCTTTTTCGCGGCCTGCATCTTGCGCTCTGCCATTGCCGCCCGGTCTCCGGTGATCGCGTCCATGCTCGTCTCGACCTGATCAAACAGGTACTCAAGGCCCTGCATCAGCTTGCGATGCCAGCGGTTGAGCGCGGCCGTGTCAGCCGCGGCGTTGCCGGTCAGCTCCGGCGGCTCTCCCGCCAGTTGCCGAATTTTTTGCAGCATACTGTCCTCCTATCTCAGAATGGGTTGCCCCATTTGCTGATCAGATAGGCCCGCTCCGTGGCGTCGGCCGATCTGTAGTCCTCCCATTGATCCTTGTCCCATCTGGCGCGCTTGTGCCGTGTCTCCACGGTCGCCCGCTGCTGCTGGCGCACGTAGTAGGTGATCGCCAGCGCCATCACGCAGTCGTCGTGCGCGCCCTCGACCGCCTCCGGCCGTCCCTTGCTGTTGCGGGCGAAGGTCAGCATCTCGTTAAGGCAGTCCTCATCGTCGATCAGCTCCGGATGCTCACGCATGATCCCCTGCAGCTCCGCGATGATGACCGGCCGCGTCAGCCGGTCTGTCTTAAAGCCGAGCGCCTCGCGCACAACATGCGTCAGGCTGTCCTCGACCTGCCGCACAAACTGCCGCGGATACCGCAGCCGCGAAAGCTCCTTGATCGGGTGCGTGGAAAAATTGGCCTCGACGCCCACGAGCGCCTGATTGTACCACATGCCGAGGCACCAGACCTCGCGGGCAAACAGATCCTCGTCGGTCCGCGCCCGGTACTTGGCCACGAGCCGCCCCGTGCTGTTGTCGATAACGCATGCGACAAACCAGTCCGATCCTTCGCCCGCCGTATCTGCGCCGATGACGTAAGGGTGTCCCGCCTGCGGCTCCTCCCAGACGAGCGTTTCGCCGTCTTCGGCGCCCGTAAACGCGGCGTCCGTGATCGCAGTCTCGTCGTATCGGTAGGCAAATCTCCCGCGCCGGATCGGCTTTTTGCAGTGCAGCAGCCGCTCCATCAGGATGTCGCGCCGGAAGATCGTCTGGCTCAGTACGCCCCACTGCCCGAGGCAGTAAACCTGATAGTAATACGGGTCGGTCTCGCGGAACGCCTCCAGCGTCAGCCGGTCCTCCTGCGGGAGGAAACGGTTGTCCTTGTACGTTGTCCGGCTCGTCACGACGCGGTCGTCCGCCGCGTCGAAAAAACGCTTTTTGAGCCAGTGCGTAATGCTGATCGGGTTAAACGAGATGATGATCTGCTTGTAATACTTGCTCTCGCCGCGAAGACGGATGTCCAGCTGATTAAAGTCTCCCTCCAGCAGCTCGCTCGCCTCCTCGATCCAGATGCCGGAGATATCGTGGATGGACTTGAGCTTTTCGACGTCGTCCAGCCCCGCGAACAGGATCTCGCTGCCGTTGACAAACGTGATGTACATGTCGCCGCTCTTGCCGCGCGGGATCATTTTGATCGCCTGTCCGTAGTACTGCATGGCCTGCGTCTTGAGCTGGTCAAAGCAGCTCTCGCGCAGCGTCTTGGCGACCTTGCGCACCACGAGCATTCTGTGCCCCGGCTCCGTCGCGCAGCGCTCCAGCACCTTCCTGCCCGCAAAGATCGATTTCCCGCTGCCGCCGCCGCCCATCAGGATCAGGTGGCGATGATGGTCGAAAAACAGGGGCAGGAAAACGTCGTTGTTGGTCTCGCACAGCTGCTTGTACCACAGCGCAGCCTGCAGTGCCTTGTCGTCCATTTCCCTGCCCCTTTCTTTACTTACTTGCTCTCGCTCAGGTGAGCGAGCTGCCGAAGCTCACGCCCGCAGCCGCGAAGGCGCGGTAGTCGTAGAAGCCGCCCGTAAATCTGGCGTTGCCCTTCCAGACGTTGGCGTCGTTCTCCGCGATTTCGCTGCGCACGGTCAGCGGCTTGCGGTCGACGTCCACAGCGCCGTAGTAGCGCTTGTTGTACTCGAGGTCCGCGAGGATCCACGGGTAGCCGCTCGTGCCCATGTAGGCGTTGAGATACGGCGAGATGATGACCGACCAGTTGCCGAACTGGTAGTTGAATTTGTTGCTCGCGGCCGTGCCGGTGTCGTGGTAAGCTCCCAGCACGCCGAAGACGTCTGCCTTGGCCTTGGCGTCGTTGGGGATGATGATGGTGTCCGGCTCAAGGCCCGCAGGCTCGCCGCTGTCAGTCTTGAGATTTTGCATGGCCGTCGCCACGAGGCCGAGGTTGGTCTCGGAGAACGCGTTGGAAAACGCGTTGCTCTGCGTCTTACCGGTGCGCTTGATCTTGTGGCTCTGTGAGAACAGCTTAACGCCGTCCTTGGTCGTCGTCGAGAACGTCTCGACGCCGAGCTTGAGGTTATCCTCGTTTTTGAGCGCCGCGCCGAGCAGCCCCCAGAAGAACTTGGAGCGTGCGCGCCAGTAGTCGTCCATGAACTGGATCGGCTGACCCTTGAGCACGCTGGAGAGCTTGTCCTCCATCATCTCCATGGAGATCGAAAAGCTGCCCTTCCACGTCACCGGCCGGAAGGTCTTGAAATAGCCCTCCTCCGCGCCGTTCTCGCCGACCGGCTCAAAGCTGTTACTTCCGGTCAGCCCGCCGAGCGTGGTGCTCGCCGTCGTGATCGGCATGTTGACAAAGAGATCCTGCAGCGCGTTGCCCTCCTTCTGCATCCACGCCTCATACTCCCGTTCGAGGAGCATTCTCAGCGGAGACTGCAGCTCGCCGAAAAGCGAGTTGGTCACATTGCTGGATTCGGATACGATGATACCTGCCAAATATTTTCCCTCCTTTGCTTAGCCGCCCGTGACCTGCGTCACCGTGCCCGGACGGATAAATCTGCCGCGGACCGTGTCGCCGATCGCCGTGCCCTTGTAGCTCACGACCTCAAAGACGCCGTTGGTCGTGGTCGCCGTGGCCTTGGAGCCGGTCGTGTCGATCGTCACCTTCTGGCCGACGGCCGCGCTGGCGTTAGCCACGCTCCACTCCGTCGCGAAGATCGTCTCCTCATGCACGCGGATGCAGGGGATCACGTCCCCGGCAGCCACCGTGCCGCCGTACATGCTGATGTAGTCCGGTCGCGTCGCACCGGTGCACTTTGCGAGCTTGCCGCTCGAAAGCGTCAGCGCCATGCCGACGGTGCATGCCCCGATGGCGGATGCCTCGAGGTATTCCCACGGCTCAGGCTGACCGTCGCGGTAGCTCTGCGGTAAAAATGCCATTTGTCCTCCTCCCGGCCGTTATCTGGCCTTGTGTGTCTGGTTGTAGTGTGCGGAGATCTCCGCATCCGTCGCCTGCGGGTTGAGCATCCTGTAAAATGCCTTGACGTCCGCCGGGACGGCTGCCGGTGTGTCTCCGGTCGTCTGCCGTGTCCGCTGCTGATGCTGCAGCCCGGCCGCAGCGTTGCGCGCTGCCTGTTCTCCCGCTGCGCGCTGGCCGCGCTGCAGGGCATCAAAGTTTGCCAGCCGGTATGCGTCTACGTAGTTGTTCCCGCGCCGCACCGCATCAGCAAATTTCGAGCCGGTCTCCATTGCCATGATGTCGTCCAGCGACTTGATGGCGGGATTCATTCGGCGGATCTCCGCCAGCTCCGTCTCGCGGCGCTGCGAAAACTCCTGCGCTCCGGCTCTCTGCTCAGCCGCCTCGGCGCGCTGCTGCGCCTCCTTGGCCCCGCTGAGGATCTGCTGGATCTCCGGCGACTGCATCAGGGCCTGCTGCAGCCCCTCCGGTGTCAGCCGCCCGGCCTTGAGGTCGTTTGCCAGCTTGGCGTTGGCCGTTGCGGACTGGAATGCTCTCCAGTCCTCCATGTTTTCCACGACCTTGCCCGTAAACGGGTCCTTGATCCCGGCCTTGCCAAAGACCTCTTTTTCCCATTTTGCCCGCTCGTCCGCTACTGCGGCGTCGATCGCCTCCCGCTGCTCCCGCTCTCTGCGGGCCGCAGCCTGCTGGCGGCGGGTCTCCTTGTCCTGCGGCTGCTGCGCCTCCCCCTGCGGAGCGTCCCCTGCTTCCGGCTGCGTCTGTGCCGCGTGCTCTTCCGCTTCTTCGGCTGCTGCAGGGGCGGCGACCTCCTGCTCGTTTGCGCCTTCCGGAGTCTCGTCAGCGGCAGGGTCGGCGGCTCCCTGCTCGTTTGCGCCGGTCTCTTCGGGCTGCGGCAGCCCAAACTGCTGATACCAATCCATGTTTGTCCCTCCTGCCCGTCAGGGCGTCACTTGTTGCTGCCCGCGTTGCCGCTGAGCTTCTTGCCTGCCGTCGTGCGCAGGTCCGTGCCGGTGTGGATCCGGCTCTGATCCGCCGTCGGCTTCTTCGCAAACGGAGCCTTGACGTACTGCTGTCCGCCGTGGCCGATCTTGCCCGCGTAGCCGTCTCTGCTGTCTGCCATGCTGTCCCCTCCTCTCACCGGTTTTAGCCATTTTACCGCAAAAGCCGTGTTAGTTACCGTCAACTTGTCCTGCCGCGTAAATGTACAGGAAGAGCGCCCTGCAGTCTCCCGCAGAGCGCCCTCTTTCCGGCCTTATTCCGTTTTTTCTTCCGGCAGGCCCGCCACGCTGGTAAGCAAACTGAGCACGCCCGCCAGCGCGGAGGCACTCGCCACGACTGCCCAGTTGACCTCGCCGAGCACGGCGCTCGTGCCGATCGTCGCCACGGCCGTCTGCGCCACCGTCTTCACGGCGCGGATCGCGGCGGCCTTCAGCCACTTTTTCCAGTTTCTCATGGTTTTCCCCTCCTTATTTGATGCCCATCCGCCCCAGCAGCCACGCGACGATCGCGCCGACTGCCACGAGGATGATCTTTTCCACGACTTTGTCCCATCGCTTTCCGGGCGCAGCCTGCAGCGTCTCGATGCTCTTTCGCACCGCCTTGATGTCCTCGCCGCTCTTGGCCACATCCCGCCGGATCGTCTGCTGCTCCTGCGCCATCACGGCCACGCTCGTGGCCAGCTTGTTTAACGCCTTTTGGTCCTGCTCCAGCTCGTCGATCCGGTGTGTGTTGCTTTTGCTGCGCTGCTCCACCCCCGCGAGCCTCGTGATCACCCCGTCCTGCGCCCCCGCCTCACCGCCTCTCCAAAAACTCGATCTTTGCGTACCCGGTCACGCCCGCTGCGTCCACGACGTACAGCCACTCGCCCGTGTGGTATCCGTAGCAGCTGCACCGGCTCCCGTCCGGCATCACGCGGAGGCTCGCATACTGCGTGCCCGGCCCCTTGCGCAGGTGGAGGCCGCCGTTGGCTTTGACGGTGTAGCTCCGCCGGTATCCGGCCGTGTACTGCTTCGGCGGCTGTACCTTGCTGTCCGGCAGGACGGTCGTTCCGCCGGAATACACCGCCTTGCCGCCGGGGCCGTACACGCTGTAGCCCGTCGGGCACGCCGCAATGGCGTTGTTGAGATCGCTGTACGCCCCGATCTGGCTGGCTGCGTCGCCCCAGCTCTTGCGGATGCGGGAGATCTCTTTTGCCGCAGGCTCCGGCGTCGGCTGCGGCTTGTCCGCCATCAGCTCCGCCACGCGCCGCCGCAGCATCCCCATCGTGTAGCCGTGCCGCGGCCACCAGTTGTCCGGGTCGTTGTGGTCGGAGCCGTAGCCCCGCTGCCCGGCCTCGTTGTGGGACACGATCTCCGTGATCGTGGGGTATGCCCGCATCAGGTGCGCGCACAGCTCCGCCGCCAGCTCAAACGTGTCTCGGCAGTAGGCCGCGTCGCTGTGGTCGTCCTCGCAGATCTCAAACTGGATCGCACAGTCGTTGTAGCTGCCCTTGCGGCCTGAGCCGACGCCCCAGCACCGCATCTTCCACGGCAGCGTCTGGCAGACCGCGAGGCTGCCGTCTGCCAGCTTGCCGATAAAGGCGTGCACGCAGACGTACAGGCCGCTCCGGTTCCAGTCGTTGTTATAGCGGTTGACGCCGAGGATTTCCCTCGTCTGCGCCCACGTCAGCCCCCGCTCCGTCGGCTGATACTGCGCGAGGCCCTCCGTCTGCCCCGGCACGGGCTGCACATACCTGCTGATGCTCGTGTTGTTGGCCGCCGTGCTGTGCACCACGATCTTGGTCGGCGTCATCAAACGCCCGCGCTTGTAGCACTCGTTGGCTACCAGCAGGCACTGATACTGCTGCATGTTATCCCTCCTTAGAGCTTGCTCGTTCCTTCGACGCCGCGCTGCACGCGGCCCTCCGTCCGGTGAGCTGTTCCATCGTCAATCCTCCACCTTGTAGCAGCGGTTCTCCCACTTCTTGTAGGCGTCGAAGTAGCACTCACGCTTGTCGCCGTTGTAGGTGATCTCGTAGTACATGCCATCAGGCACGGTGGTGCTCAGCAGCGCCTTGTTGTTCTGCAATGTCTTGCAGCTCCAGACGACGAAGATGTCATCGTCCGCAATCAGAACGTTGTCGGTCTTATCGCTCCGACCATTGAAGTAGTCCTTGACCAGCTTCTTGGCAAGCTGAATAAATTTCTCGTTGCCCATGTTACGTCTCCTCTTCCTGCGCTAAAGCGCCTCAAAATAGTTTTCGTCCGTCAGGCTCTCCGCCTGCCCAGACCGGATCGCGATATACCGCCGCACCCCATCGGTGTACCGCATCCCCT